AGTACCAGCAACAGCCAGTGCAACGGTAGCAAGGTTTTGTTCTGCCCACTGCGGACCCATTAGCTTCATGTTGTCGCCAATGTCAGCAATGGTAGCAAACAACAGGTTAAACGGTTCAAAGGAATCGTAGCTAACCCAGGTATTACCAATCTTGATGCTACGAGGTTGCCAGCCAGTATCTTGCCATAGTTGACGCTGTTGACGGTTTTGAGGACCGTTGCCAGTCAGACCACCATTCATATAATGGAATGCAGCCATGCTAGTCACAGCACCACCAACCGCTTGACGACCGGCGTACATAGCCTTAGCGTTAGCTAGGTCTTCAGCAGTTGTGATACCGTACTTAGCCACAGCCATCAGGTCATCAGGCGTAGCTCTGTTAATATCGTAGAACTCTTTGTGCAGCAGACCAATGCCAGGCATGTTCTTGTAGCTGACCATTAGACCGTTGATACCGGTCCGAGCAAACAGGAAGAACGGTTTGGTAAATGGCATCTTAGTGAAGTGATCTTCAAGAGCCTTACCCAGGTTGTCCAGATCTTTAGTAAGAGTAGCCTCTTCAACCATAGACTTGAGGAAGGTGTCGCTGTTAATATCAACGTTACCATCCATGTCAAGTAGGTCATCATAGAAGTTATCTTCATACTTCCTAAGCAACTCAGGAGTAACTTCTGGTACAATACCTTTCTTGGTTTGGTCTTGAGCAAGACGCATCGCCTTTTCACGTGCACGACCACGACCCATAATCAACTTAAAAGCATCGTCAGTAGCACCCATAATAGAGGTGCTGTACGTCAGAAACTTACTGTTGTTAAGACCACGCGCAATGTTAGTGATGTGATAAGCCGCTTTGTCACCCAGGTTACCATTCCTTTCTACCCAGTCACCGTAGAATGCCCACTCATCAGCAGAACGAGTTTGAGCCTCTTGGAAACGAGTTTTGATGTTAGCTACATCTCCATTCCAGTAGGAGTTCAGGTTAGTCCTAAACAACTTAAATGCTTCTGGAATAGTTTGCGTAAATGCGTTAATCGTAGCAAGGTTAGCGTGATAGCTATCCCAGTCACGACGCATAGCAGCTCCAAGAACGGTGTTAGCCGGACGCAACAGTGCAGCAGTACTGGTACCCATCATAGCCCGCAAGGGCGTCTTAGGACCGCTAAGGATGCTGTGTGTCATTACACTTTGCAGTTCCTTAATCATCAGACCAGTGTTAGCGTTAACACCCATGCTAGTCAGACGGGTACGCATGTAAGCGTCAAGGTCTTTCCAGTTTTGGATCTTATTGCTCATGGAGAATGCTTCAGCCAGAGCACGTGCCAAGGCATCGTTATCTGAGCGTTGTGCCATCTCCATCATGGTGTTGACTGCGAACTCCGACTCAACGCGGATCTCTTCAGTACGATTCCTAAGCTCAGCTTCCTTTACTTCTATACCTTGTAGAGCACGAAACTCAGCAGATTGATAATAACGTGAACGTTTAACGTTAGTTAAACCAACAATCAGACGGTCAGCAATGGTCTTCATCGGACCATCGGTGTCCATAATGTCTGCAACATCTACCAACTCACGGCTGGCAATACCCAGGTCACGCAGTTGTGAGAACAATGAAGCGTTAACAAGGTCAGCAGAAATTACATTTTTAGATTTCCAAACTACTTCATCACCGATAACATTAGCAGGATCATCAAAGAATGGTTTCCAAAAATCCTCTGCATCTACAGCAGTAGCGTGGCGACCCATAGTTTCTTGCATTCGGTCAAAATGCCACTTGTAGTGCTCAGTAAAGGTTTGACCTTTTGCCTTAGCTTTAGCGAGTTCTTTCTGGTATTTCGTATCAGTCAGCAACTCACGACCCATCTTCTCCAGCTCTGTGTCCAGCAGACCAGACTGAGTAGCCATACGGTTAGCTTGAGCAGGTGTAAAAACAGCGTCAGTAGAACCCATACCAGGGGTATCACCAATGTCATCTAGACGCTTAGCCTGTTTATCCAGTTCAATGGTAGACGCAGCACGAGAGTTAGGTGCACCCAACCAAGGGTCAGCAATCTCTTGGTTAACATAAGCACTAAACTTACCGTTTTCCAGCTCTTGCTTAGTAGTCTCTAGATCGTTTTTAAGGATTTCAAGCTGTTGATTTAGTTGCTCTTTTTTAGGACCATCGGTAATACCTTTGATCCGAGCTTCCATCGTAGAGACTTCAGACTCAAGTTGTTGAACCTCAACTTCTTTAGCTGCCCGCTGGTCTTGAGATGCAGTCATCTCTTCGATAGCGGTGTCATCCTTTTGCTTTTGAACGTCAGCTTTACGGGCATCGTCTACAGCTTTACCGCCGTTAAAACCACGCAAAACTTTACTAACAATAACGTCAGCACCCATGCCTTCAACAGCATTCTTAAGAGTTTTGAGCCAAGGATGATCACTATCTTTAGTTGCAACTACACCCACAGCAGGCTGTAGAACAGCTCCCATAAGGGGTACACGTTCTAGCAGCTTAGATTCATAAATTTCTTGGCTGATGTTACCCTCTTGAGAAGTAGAAGAAAGAGCATCAGACACAAAACCAACAGCTAAGTCACCCTTAAGTCCAGCCCTTTGAACCATCGGTCCAACGCCAGGAACCTTTTTGACAACACCAGCCATACCGGTAAAGTGGATGCCCATTTCACTGAGCTTACCCCACCAAGTTTTGGTACCTGAATCGTAGTCAGACAACCCAAGGGGATCAAACCCAGGCTTGTACTCACCAGTTTCAGCCACTTCACGCTGGTATGCACCAGTCGTCATGTCCCATGCACGTTCTGGGAACGTCATGACAGAACTAGCAGTCTTCGCAAGACCGCCTTTAACTGAGTCAATCAGTTCAATAGCGTTCTCACTTGGACCATATTGGTTAGGCTGCATTTGTTTCTTAGCAGCCCGCATATCATCAATGTTTGCTTGAGCACGCTCAAACATGTTCATTGTGTTTTTTGACTCTTCCCGTTCAGCAACAGCTGCTTTCTCTTGCTCTAACTGAGCTTGTTCAACTTTACGTTGTTCTTCCTCTTGACGCTGTTTCTCTTCTCGTTCACGTAGCTCTTTGGCTACCATAGAAGTCGCGTCAATTCTTTGTTGTTCTAATGTCATAGCATTCCTTGAGCGCGACGAAGTATTGCAAGTTCTTCTGGTGTAGCGTTTTTAAGTCCAACCCACTGGCCAGGACCGCCACTCTTTAGAAGAGATAAGAAAAGACGATCTTGTAACTCGGGTGTAAACTTCTCATCACGAGAAATACCCAGACGCTTTACAAGACCTTTTAAGGTGCTACCAATAATTTGATAACGCCCAACAGCGTGAAGCTTACCTTGTTTAACCCATTCAGCATTGCTCATGGACTTACCAGGATCAGCTTGAAGATCCATAATCTCACCAACAGTCATTGTGGTTAGATCACGACCACCGTGTTGTTTCATGTTTCTGAAATCACCAGAGTAGAACCCTGCAGGGACTTTAGTACCACCAGCTTCACCACCTTGGTTAACAGCATTGTAACCGCCAGCGCCAGCAGACTCATAGTTAGAGGTAATGTCTGCAGCACGTTTGAGTAGAGGATTACCGAGAGTAGAAGCTCGGGGTGTGAAGTCAGTAGTTCTAGCTCGCTCCAGTTTCCGCTCCGTAGGATGAAAGTTTAGGACACTTTGAACTGCGGCAGGCTGGTTTTCAAACGCCCGCCGCCTAGCATCTTTCCCAAGTTCACGGTTGTACTTGATGCGATACTGCTGAGATGCCAGGTCCCAACCACTGATGTACTTGTTACTAGCAGCAGTAAGGGTGTAATAACGCGGGAAAGCGGCTTCACCTTTTGTCCACTTGTCAAGTTGTTCAAGATATGGTTCCGAATTAGGTAGAATAGTTGTGGTGTGGTCAAACGATTGATCGTTAAGATTACCTTGAGCCGAAGACAAATCGTTAGCAAACTTAGAGTTAGGAAGAGGACGCAGGTCAGTTCTAGTGTAAGTACCTTGTGCGTTGTTTTCGTTTAACTTTTTAATTGCTAAAGTCTGAGCTTCGTCTTGTGTCATACCACCAAGCATATAGCCACGCATGTAGCTTTCATAAGCTCGGTAAGCGTTGTTGTACTGACGGACAAACTCAACTGGTTCTGGTTGACCTTCTTCAATCTTAATCCGTGCTCCAGTAAACGCCCGGATAGTATCACGAGCCTCTTGCTTATTACCAGTAGTCAACTCCTCAAGACCTTGATCACGAATCAATCGTTGCTGATTAAGTTTAGCAACAAGCTCAGGGCTAGCACCCTCAAGGTCTGACATTTCAACAAAACCTTGTTGATCAATGATAGGTTGAAGACGACGCATTTGTGCCTCATCATCAGCCTCTTGAGCAGTCAGGTAGTCTTGCAACATGAAGCTCATGTCACTCATGGATAAGCCTAGCTCATCCCGACCAAACCGTACAAGATCTTGTACATCTTCGTTAGTGAACCGACGGCCTTCAGCTTGTAGTTTTCTCTTTTGAGCATCGAAGGCATCCTCAAACTGTTGAAGCTTGATTTTATCTTGAGTTTCAGCAATGTCTAGTTTACGCTTATCAACTGCGTTAATCTGAGCAAACAAACCATCTTTAGCATAAAGACGATTAGCGTAGAACTTATCAAAGTCACGACCTTTTTTATCCCATTCAACCTTTTGAGTACGGATACCTACAGCCTGTTCACGGGTAATCTGACCAGAAGCATACAGTCCAACGACAGTAGCCTCAGCAGCAGCCAGTGCTGCAGCATTGTCACGAATCTTACCAGTCTTAGGATCATAAGAGTTCATGTAAGCACGAACTAGATCGTTGTAGTTTCCGTTAGACAGAAAGTTTTGGATACCGCTGTTTACAAGTTCCTCAGACGTTTGGATGTTAATCCGGTTGTCAACACTTGTAAGGTAACTATCTTGAAGCTCGTTCAGACCTTCGTTGTAGATGCGAGAGACTTCAGGGTTAGGGTTAAACTCTTGACTAAAACCATCCTTAAGATATTGCTTTCGGCTAAAAGCATCAAATACAATTTTAGAACGGTGTTTGTTAGGGTTAAGTTCTAGATCCTTAACAGTAAAC